AGGGTGTCCGGCGATGCATGGGTGTCCGGCAATGCAGATTACACAACTATTCATGGATTCGGTACTCAATTCCGCACAACTACATTCTTCAGATGTAAGGACAAACAAGTTAAAGTGTCTTGCGGCTGCTTCTATGGAACAATTCCAGAGTTCCGTGAACAGGTGAAAAATACCAGAGATGGAAAAATCGCAGAAGAATATCTGATGATTGCTGATCTCATGGAGAAACATTTCGCAGAAGAAGCAAAATAACAGAAACATCATAATCTATCGTAGAAAGGAGAGATTCTTATGGCAGTAATTAAAACAATAAAAAATGAATCTGGCGGGGTAATCAGAATACATGATGATTACTGCAAGGACAATACACATGAAGACAATCAAAGGATTGTCGATGAATGTTCGAGAATTATCTTGGACTACTACAGAAGAAAAGCAAATTTGGCATAAGCGCCCCGGAGGGAGCCGACACCTCCACCCCGGAGCAGTAAGCCACTAAACCAACCTTAGTGGATACAGGTAAATTATAATCCTCTATCCGCTAAAAGTCAATATAAGCGATAAGCGAGAGGAAAATAATATGGAAAATAAAAAAAATGCAACAAACAACGAAAAGATTACATGGAACGATTTGGAAACAATGCTAGCTACCGAAATCGTGAAAAAAGCAAAGAGAGAGACTAAGAAGTGGTTCAGTGCATGGCTTTTGACTGCCGCGCTGTTAATCATTACTAATATCTTTTGGTATATTGCTTACAGTCTGTAATCTTTTTTTCTTTTTGGAGGGGAAAGAATGAAATCACCTAGACAGAACAGAAAGGATATTGTAGTCAGTGTGATTATCGGGATCCTGTTTACTTTTCTTCCGGTGTGGATGTGGGAGAAGAGCTTGCAGCAGGTCCTGGCAGGCATTGTATTTGCGCTGTTTACGTATTTAGCACTGCTTTAAGAAAGGAGAACGAAAATGTTTGAAAAAGAAATCAAAGAGCTTTTTGAATTAGCATGGAGAGTTTCAAACGAAACAGATTATTTTGTTTCGTTTTACATCACTTCGCACGTGCATCTTTGCGATATCGACATTATGAATTCAAAGTGGGATCCGAACAGGAAAAAGGATGGAAATTACACAATCTACTTTGATAGTAAACTGCTTAAGAAGGAATCAGCTGAGCAGTGCAAACTTGCAAAAGCACATCTTCTTAGACTCTTAATAGATGGGAGGTGTCCGCTAAATGTTGAATCAGATGGAGTTGAAGCTCCTGCCGACAATGGAACTGATAACAACGGTGAACGAGCTTCTGGGTGAGCTGGACAGGCGGGAAGCGTACATTCTTGATTGGGAGAACCCGGACATGTATCTGAACCACCTCGAATATCACTGTGCCGGCGGAGCATTTTCGAATGGTGAAAAAAATCCGGTGAGAGGGGATGGATCCGACAATGTGTATTGCTTTTTTGAGGCGGTGTAAACATGGAAGAACGCATTAATGAGATTGTTAGATTGATTGACACCCAGCTTGCTATTGTGCCAGATAATCCGATAGAGGAATCATACAAGGCAAGGACATTGGCAAGCTACGTACAAGCCTTAAATGGGCTTTTAACGGCTCAAAAATCATATAAGGAGGAAAGTATCAATGAGTGATTTTGAAATCCGTATTCCGGCGAGAAAGAAACAGCCTGCAACTGATAAGGATAATCCGGTCGTGAAAGTATCAACAGACGCATACAACGCACTGGTTGAGATTTATAACGAATCAACTTTATCTATGAAAGATATCGCAAGTTTGCTGATCGTTGAGGGCAGCAAGTATGTAGTGTATGACAAGGAGGAATAGCAATGGCAACACCAGTATTGATTATTGGAAAATCTGGATCCGGCAAAAGTACTAGTCTTAGAAACTGTCAGAATTCCGATTGGAACCTTATCAGAGTATTAAATAAGCCGCTTCCGTTCAAAGGAAAGATTGACGGATGGTTTACAGATGATTACCAGCAGGTAATGAAATGCCTGATTGCATCAAAAGCGGATTCTATTGTGATTGATGATGCTGGATATCTTATCACCAACCACTTTATGAGAGGACACGCTTCTGCCGGAAAAGGCAATGCAGTATTTTCACTTTACAATGACATTGGTGATTATTTCTGGAATCTTATCCAGTTTATAGTTACGAAAGTACCGCAGGACAAAATTGTATATATGATGATGCATGAAGAAAAGGATGATTCTGGAGATGTGAAGCCGAAAACCATCGGAAAACTACTTGACGAAAAGATTTGTTTGGAAGGTCTTTTTACCATCGTTCTTCGTTGTATTGAAGAAAGCGGAAAACACTTATTTGTCACTCAGTCCAGCCAGGGAGCAGTAAGTAAGTCTCCGATCGGAATGTTTGACAGTTTAACTATTGATAATGATCTCGCAGAAGTAGACAAGATCATTAGAGACTATTACGAATTAGGAAAAGGAGAAAACAATAATGCAGAAACCAAATAGCTATGACACAACACAGGCAGCAGGAGAATTTGAACCAATTAAACTCGGCGGTCACAAGATGGTAATTAAGCAGGTGTCCGAGCGTCAGTCGAAACCAGACAATGAGGGAAAAACTAAAAATATGCTCGTTATTCTGTTTGATTTTGCCGACGGTGACGAACAGGCTGGATATTTTATGAAACAGTTCGAGAATGATATCCGTCCAGACAAGAAATATCCAAATGCCGGTACTAACTATATGGTTATTGATGAGAGTGTAGATTATGGTGTTCGTAATCTCAAAACATTCATTACATGCGTAGAAAAGTCAAATCCGGGATTTGCTGTTAAGTGGGGCGATAACTTCGGGCAGCAGTTCAAAGGTAAGCTGATCGGCGGCATCTTCCGTCTGGAGAAAGACTGGTACGAAAACAAAGAGGTAAAACGTCACAAGTTAGCATGGTTCCGCAGTATTGAAGGAATTAAGGATGCGGACATCCCAGAAGAGCGCACCACAAAAGCCTATGACGATCATCTGAAGGAAGAAGCTATCATGGGAGCGAATCCGGCAGGTACTGACTTTATGAATATTCCAGATAGCGTAGCAGATGATGTCCTTCCGTTCAATTAATATAGAGGTGAGTTAATGGGATATACACATGGAATACCATGGAACGACGATCTTATCAAAGAAAATATCATGATAGTTGTTGAGAAATTGAATTTAGATCATTTTCCAACTCATTCCGAAATGATAGAAGTTTTTGGAAACAAAAGCCTTGCTTGCAAGATTGCAAAGCATAAAGGGACTGTATATTGGGCTGAAAAACTTGGACTGCCTCTTAAATATTCTGATACAACTTTTGGAAACAAATATGAAATAAAAGCAATTTCAGATATTTACGAGAATGTCGGATTGAATAGTGTTCAAACAAGCTCAAGGCATCCTTATGATTTGCTTACTGATAACAGTGTAAAAATAGACGTAAAAGTATCTAAGGAATTTACAAACAATTGTAATTCAAAGGCATTTACATTCAACCTCGAAAAGAAAAATCCGACTTGCGACATCTTCCTTTTATATTGTTTGAATGATGATGAAACATATCGGAAGGTATTAATAATTCCTTCCTGTTCAACCATCGGAAAAACGCAAATAGGAGTAGGAGAGAATAGTAAGTGGAATCGTTACGAAAATCGTTGGGAGATTATAAAACAGTATAGTGAATTCTTTGGAAAATACAAATACAAGAAGGATGTGATCTGATTGGTCATACAATGTGATACACGTGAACATAAAAACGAATGGGAACGGATTCAGAATCAGTTTGACAGCCTTGAAGTACAATATTTCCGATCAAAGTTATACTGCGGAGACTATCAATCTTTGGACAATGCAAAGCTCTGTATTGACCGCAAAAAGGATTTGCAGGAGTTATGCGGAAATGTATGCCAGCAGCATGAAAGATTCAAAGCGGAGCTGATTAGAGCGCGTGAAGCAGGTATACAGTTAATCATCCTATGCGAGCATGGTCCAGATATTAAATCTGTTGGTGATGTGTATTTTTGGGAGAATCCCCGAAAACATAAAGTTATCTGGAGAACTGTAAACGGCAAGAGAGTAAAGACTGTGATATCTGACAAGGCTGTTGACGGCTGCCAGCTATATAAATCTCTTTGCACGATCAGAGATAAATACGGCGTCCGATTTGAATTCTGTACAAAAGAAGAAACTGGGCGACGAATCGTGGAGCTGCTATCATGACAAAAGAAGAAATCAAACAGTCGGTGAAAATGTCGGAGATACTTTCCAGGTATGGACTAAAACCGAACAGAGCAGGATTTATATGTTGCCCTTTTCACAAGGAAAAGTCAGCGTCATGCAAGATTTACGATGATTCCTTTTATTGTTTCGGTTGTGGAATCGGCGGTGATGTGTTTGATTTCGTGATGCAATATGAATCTGTTCCTTTTAGCACTGCATTCATTGAGCTAGGCGGTACTTATGTATCAAAAAAAGGTAAAAGCCGCAACCAGATTAGACATGAAGTGCGAGATATCAAATCAAAAAAATGTAATCCCACTCAGGATCCTAATGAGCTTGAGCAGGTAGAAAAGAACATACTTATGTACGAAACAGCGCTAAAAACCTTCCCTCCTGGTTCAGAAGAGTGGTATATGTGCCAGTTCAACCTTGAAAAAGAAAGAAGCAGATATGAAATATTGTCAGCTAAGGCAGGAGGTGAGAAGCATTCTTGAAAATATTGAAAATTTGCAAGCAAACGATTTTATGCAGAAGCAACTGTATGAAGAACTTTTTTCAATAAAAAGTAAAATCGACCGTTCGGAAGCTAAATTTAAGTTAATGGACAGGGCGAAGAGTGTAAGAGCAAAAAGCATAGCCGAGGAATTCATAAAAGAATTCCAGAAAGCAGAACAGGACAAGGAAAAAGAAGAAAAAGCAAATCGTTCTATGCAGTTAGTTGAAAATATCACAAACTTTTATGAGGATGATATTGGAAAAGAATATCCAAACATGGCTTGTGGCAGCTGGATAGCTACAGAAAACGGAATATTTTCTTCTGAAACATCCAAGGCGAGAGAACTTGTATGCCACCATCCAATCATGCCGATACGTCGATTGAAAAATATTGAGACAGGCGAAGAACAGATCACAGTGGCTTTTAAAAGAGATGGATACTGGACAGAAATAACTGTTCCAAAAATCGACATTGTGACTTCCAGGGCGATAACTAATCTTGCAAGGTTCGGTGTGCAGGTCAACTCGGAGAATGCAAGGCTTCTTGTGAAGTATCTGGCAGATGTGGAAATGTACAATGCCGATATGATTGACATACAGCACTCTACAAGCAAGTTAGGGTGGCATGGCAATGTATTTGTGCCTTACGACCTTTCAATCGTTTTTGATGGCGAATACCGCTTTAAAACACTATTCCAGAGTATACAGGAAAGTGGAGACTACTTCAAGTGGGTGACTCTGGCTAAACAGTTACGATCGTGCGGACGATTAGAACCACGAATAGCACTGGCAGCATCTTTTGCAAGTGTGCTTGTACAACCGCTTGATGCATTGCCGTTCATCGTAGACTTCTATGGACAGACAGGCGGCGGCAAGACGGTAACAATCAATATAGCGGCATCGGTTTGGGGGAATCCGGCACCGGGAGCCTACGTTGGGAATTTTCGTTCAACAGATACATCATTGGAGACAAGGGCAGATATGCTCAATAACCTTCCGATGATCCTCGATGACTCTAAGAACGCTTCTCAATATATTCGGGACAACTACGAAACATTGATTTACAATCTCTGTTCCGGTAAAGGGAAAGGAAGATCAAATAAGGACCTCGGAGCAGCTAAGGAGAATACATGGTGTAATGTAACCATTTGTAACGGTGAGAACCCTATTTCGGAATTTGCAGATTCCGGTGGAGCAATCAACAGAATTGTTGAAATTGAGTGTTGCGAGGATATTTACGAGAATCCGGCAGAGATTAACAGCACTGTAATGAAAAATTATGGTTTTGCTGGAAGAGTATTTGTTGGAAATCTTAAAAAATTTACACCGGATGAGTTAAAAGAAATGAAGTCTGAGATTGAAAAGGGCTTTGATGGATATAATTTCCCGGCAAAGCAGGTAATGGCTATATCTACTCTTCTACTAGCGGATAAATTAGCTACAGATTTCATATTTAAGGATGGACGTGAGCTGACAGTCGAGGACGTCGTAGATATTCCTACACGCAAAAAAGATGTATCAGAAGGTCAGAGATGCTATGAATTCATTCTTGAAAGTCTTTCCGTGTACGGGCAACACTTTGATGCACAATTCAGCTGTGATCAATGGGGATTCAAGGAAACTCCAGATGAGTATGGAGACGTATATGTATACTTTTATCCGAAACCTCTTGAAAATCTCCTAAAGAACAACGGATTCTCCAGAAAGGCCTTTTCAGCATGGGCGATTAATCGAGAATTAATTAAGCATACAGGAAAAAGGGATACGGTAATAAAAAGAGATGGGGGAAGCGTAATGAGACTTGTTGCTGTAAAGATTATTGATATAAAAGATCTTGAAGACGAACAGGAAAATGAGCATGTTGAAGCTGATTTTATACCTGCTAATACTGGAACAAGTGTTCCGTTTTCGTGATTTGTAACCATGTAACCATGTAACCCGCGGAAAAGCATGTGTATAGGGAATAAAAAAATATATAAAAAAATCATATACACATTGCAATCTCCTATAGGAAAACATTGGTTACATTGGTTACACGGTTACACAACTCTGAAACCCGCATAAAATAAGGGTTTGCGGTGTAACCAAGGTGGTTGAAAAGTTGGTTACACATTGGTTACAAAAATAAAATGATTACACAAATTAAAAAATAAAATTAAATTGCATGAAAATTCAGATTGTTACAATTGGTTACTAAGGCATAAGGAGTGGTTACAAAAATGGAAAAAGAGAAGCTTAATAAAAAACAGCGGTACGCATTGGACACAATGTTGTCTGGCAGTAATGTTTTCCTTACAGGAGATGCAGGAACAGGCAAGACAACGGTTATTCAGACATTCATTGATGAGGCGGAAAAAGCTGGTAAAAGCGTTCTGGTATCTGCTACTACTGGAATAGCTGCGGACAATATCGGATATGGAGCGACTACCGTGCATCGTGCATTGAATATCTCAATCAAATTTGAGGATTACAAGAAAAAAGTGAAATCCAGAGCTGAACTGTTGAAGGAAGCGGATATTCTTATTATTGACGAAATCAGCATGTGCCGGTTCGACCTGTTTAATATGATTGCGAAGACGATCATTACAGAAAATGAAGAGAGAGCGGTTGATAGACTTTTGAGCGGAGAGGATAAAGAAGACGTTCAACTGATCGTAATTGGGGATTTCTACCAGCTTCCACCAGTCATTACAACAGATGACCGTAAAATTCTCTGCCGGATGTATGGATCTGATTATGGAAAGGGTGGAAAGTACGAACACGGATATGCTTTCATGTCTGAGTACTGGAAAGAAATGGGGTTTGAATATATTAAACTTGATGAAGTATGCAGGCAGAATGATGAGGGATTTAAGTATGTGCTGAATGATATTAAATATGGCAACAATATTAGAAAATCCATTGCATATCTGGAGAATAACGAATCAGACAAGGTTATACCAGAAGCACCGTTTCTGGTCGGAACAAATGCTGAAGCTGATCGGATTAATAATACTTTTCTCGGAAAACTGGATAAAAAGACCGAAAAAGTGTTTCATGCAGCAGTTGACGGAGAATTAACGTCTGCTGATATTAAGAACATTGCATTTGCCAGAGAGGACTTAATTCTTAACATCGGTGCAAAAGTGATGATTACAGTCAATGATCTGTCTGGAAACTACGTCAATGGAACGATTGGCATCATTCAGAAAATTGTGGATAACGGAGAATTTGAAGAATCCTATCTGGTTATCAAGACTGATAAGGGTAAAACAGTTAACTTGTACAGATACAGTAAAGACATTGAGAAACAGGTTATTGAGGAAACTGAACAGGAAAAAGATGGACAGAAGATCGTAAAAGAAAAGATAGTCCGTAAGAAAGCTGGTTCTTTCTCTCAGTTCCCGGTAAAACTTGCCTGGGCGATCAGTATTCATAAATCACAGGGACAGACATTTGAAAAAATCAACATTGATCCTTGCTGTTGGGATCCAGGACAGTTCTATGTAGCTGTTTCCCGGGCGAAATCCGCTAATGGCATACATTTTATCAGACCGATAAAACAGAGCTATATAAAGGCGTTTAGCAAGGATAATGAGCGACTTCTTGAACAGAGTTTTGAGGTAGAAGAAGGTGTATAAGTATGAGAGTGACGCATGAGCAGATACCGAACACCATAAAGTTTTTACAAATCGACTTTCCGGCACTGGTCCTTCAAACTGCCGGAATAGAAGAAAGGGACGAATACTGGCAGCAGGTAATTGAGCAGATACACGTTGTATCAGACAAATATAATAAAAACGGCTTTGTGGATCACATGCTTACAGCCTATGCGGATTATCTGGACAAGATGCATAAGAAAGCTAAAAATCTGAACAAGGAGAAAACCAATGAACAAAATGAAGGAGTATGAGCGAGGGAGAGAGGATGGCCTTGACCTGGCGCTCAGAATTGTTAGAGATGGTGGCGTAGAAGCGCTGGAGAGGGAAATAAAATTCCGGGGCATTACAGGAGTACATACCTCTTTAGCCAGTAAAAACCTGGATAAAGCTGCACAGAAGATCAAAGAAATGACACTTGATACATTTACAATCTTTGAGATTCCGCATTAACGATTACGTGAGGTGTTATTGATGGGAAAATATAATACAGAGTGTAAACACAAAGAGGGGCAGGAGATGTATAAAGCTGTGTATCACTTTATCTTGAAATATTACCGCAAACACCACTACATGCCGTCCACAAGAAATATTGCAGATGGATTAGACATTTCAATGGCTACTGCCAGAAAACACTTTAATTTGCTCTTAGACAACGGATTGCTTGTTAGTGAGGATCCGACAGAGCAGAGGGCGTATAGATTGAGTTATTCAAAGGTAGAGACTGGTGTATAAAGAATTGGTCAGAAGATTTGGAGAGTAAATATTATGGATTTAGAGCAAAAAGCCATTGAGAGAATTCGACTTGCATCTGATCTCTCGTTGAAACATTATGGAAAGCCACTTGTATGCACATATTCTGGAGGAAAAGATTCTGACGTGATGTTAGAACTCTTTCGCAGGGGAGGCATACCATTTGAGGTACACAATAGTCACACCACGGCAGACGCACGATACCAATAGAACATATTGGATATGCCAATGCGATTGCGGAAACATAAAAACCGTAGATGCGCACAGACTTAAAACGGGATACACAAAATCGTGCGGTTGTTTAAGCGTTGATATTGCAAGGCAAAAAGCTACAAGACACGGATTAAGGCATACAAGGATATATAACATCTGGCGCAATATGAAATACAGATGCGAGCACAAAGATCACCCACAATATATTGATTATGGCGGTCGTGGGATTTCTGTTTGCGAAGAATGGCATGATTTTATGATGTTTTATAAATGGGCAACAGAGAATGGGTATCAAGACAATTTAACGATTGATCGCATTGATAATAATAACGGATGAACGATGAAATGGCACTTGTTCAGAACCATATAAGGAGGATTAAACATGGTTGAATATATCGATAAAGACACCAAAGAAATTGGAGATGCCCTGAACACGCTGGTTCAAAAATGTGCAGAAGCAGGGGGTTACGAACTTGAATGCACTATATCTTACGAGGGCGATCTGAAGCTTGATTGTTATTTTACATTCAAAACGCACGAGGAGGATGAGCCATGATCACATTCTTATTAGGATTCACCCTTGGAATCATAGTCGGAGTGGCCGGTCTTGTATGCATAGCGATCATGTACGACAAACACCACCCAGACGATTAGAAAGGAGCAATGGTATGCTGACAAGGAATAAAAAGCTGAAAGACTACGGTATTCCGGCAGAGGACATTGAAAAAATGAATACTATGCTGAAAGACTTTCCGGCAGAGTATGGATACCTGCTTTCCGGTGCCGCCTTGTCAGCTTGCCCGAAGAACACGGTGATAGCGGATATGGTTATTGAGAATATTCTGCACCGGAAAAGTTACAGGAAAATCAGCAAAGAAAGATATATCCCGATGAACCCGAAAGACTTTTATGGATACAGACGCAAGACCGTCGCTGTACTGTATGAGAGGATGCGGTTGTTGGGAGTGTGGGAGGATGAATAAATGAAAGAATATAGATGTCCAAAGTGTAACAGTAAAAACCTTTTTGTCAAGAAAGCCGGGAATAATACAGGATTGTATTGCGGGGATTGCGGTGCATGGATTAAATGGATCGGAAAAAATGAGCTGAGAGCATTTGAATATTTAACTGGACAGAAGCACGTAAACGATGTCAGTAGCAAACAAGACGATATTGCAAACATCATTTATAGCGCTCTCGATCATATGTATTGTGATAATTGCAGATTCAATAGTGAAATTAAAGAAAGCGATAGTGATGAATGGAACTGTGATGAATGCCACAGAAAATTTAATGGATGGGGAGTTTCCATGCAGGAAAGTAATAGAATTGCAAAAGAAATTTTAAAACAGTTAGGAGAATAGAATATGAGCAGACTAATTGATGCGGACGACTTAATTGAATATATTAAAATATGGGATATTGGTATGAGTATTGATTCTGACCAAAAAGAATTTATTAATTGTATTAATAGACAGCCGACAGTTTTTGATGTAGATGAAGTTGCAGAGCAGTTGGAAACAAGAAATGCAAGAGCTGCTGCATTACAGAAAGAAAATATATCAGAGTATTTCGAGGGTGAAACTGATGCGTTTGAAGTTGCAATTAAAATCGTGAAGGATGGGGAGAGTTGAATGAGTAGTGCAAGTATGAGATTCGGAACAAAAGCATATGTATGTGCAAGATATTTTCTTAGACCGGGTAAGTGTTTCAAATACATCGACCAGCACGGCGAAGACACCACAGAACACGTCTATGAGGTCATGGCGCTATATCCGTACTGTGTGCTGTTAAGAGATACCAGAAATGGGGTCAGGACTTGCCCGGGGTATAATACTTTGAGTCTGATGCTGAGAGGAAGTGAAACGTATGAGTAAATCAGTGTTAGTGATTGATACACCAAAATATTGTGCTTTATGCGTTTTACGCAGCGGAGTGCATCACCCGTTCTGTAGAGTAAACAATAGAGATATTACAGATTTGAGTATTAGACCAGATTGGTGTCCATTGAAACCGTTGCCGGATAAAATGAAAGTAACCGGGCTTTATAACGGCGAGTATTTCAAAGCGGGAGGCAAACTACCGAGCTATAAGATCGGCTGGAACGATTGCATTGATGAGATTACAGGAGGAATGAGAGATGGCGAATGCAATGAAATGTGATCGATGCGGAAAGTTATATGAATCATACAACACTAAAAAAGATAATAAAAACATCAATGGATTTATTCCAGTGAATTTAGATGTTGATAGAAAGTATTATTCACATGGCGTAACGGACTTATGCCCTGACTGTATGAAAGAATTTCAGAATTGGATGGAAGAGGTGAAGTAGATGAGTAAGAAAGTGAAGTGCTGTGAGTGTGCTTCTTTTTTAGTTTGGGCTTTGCCTGAGCGAGTAGATAAATATAACTACGAATGCGCCAAAAGAGTTTTCAAATTGGCTTCTACTACAGGAGCATGTGGATACAGCATGAAAACCAAACAGATGGCACATGAGCAGTATTGCAAACGATTTGAAAAGAATAAATATTTAGAGCAGGAAAGTGAACCTTTTAAACAGGAAATTTTGAACCTTAAAAATGCGATTTCAGAGTATGAAAAAGAAAATTTTGTGGAAGTAGACGAATCGTGGAAAATTCTATTTATGAGAAGATTTCAAGAGGTGAAGTAGATGGAGAGATTTCTAATTGATGATGGTATTAAACAGTCAAAGATAGTTGCAAATCGTTATAAATGGAGTATCGAGAATGCAGATATGGGTTCAGAAGATGCAAATGAGTTACATGCAGATATATGCAATCAATATGTAAAGGAGTATGAACAGATCGCAGAGTGGCTTGAAGAATTAAAGTCTTACAAAGATATTGGCACTCCAAAAGAATTAAAGGAACTTTATGTGGTTTAAAGGAGGGACGTATCTATGATTGATAGTTTAATAGCATTTACATTTGGAATAATATTCGGATCATTTGGCACTATTTACTTGATTGCACATTTTATCGGCAAGCGTAAATAGCAATAAAAAGGCGGTGATGATATGCGAACCAGGCAAAAGTCACTTGTTGATTTTGGCGTATATCCAGAAGATATTAACCGTTTAAAGGATATATGTCAAAAAGCTACACCAGAGCAGAGACATGATATTTTGCACTGCTGCATAAGCTCTTGCCCTCCAGGGATTGAACTTCTGGTGTATGAATCTATTGTAACAAACAAATCCTATGACCGTATCATGAAGACAAAATACATACCGGCAAAGCGAGATGATTTCTATGCATACAAGCGCAAGGCAATGGCTATGTTTTATGATACTTTAAGAAAACTAAGAGAAATATAATACTACAATTAATATTAAAATGTGGGGACAAATTTTTCTGCCATGTATGGTAATATAGTATATATCTATGACTATGTGCCATATATGGCAGTTTTTGTTTGGAGGTGAGAACGTGGGAATGCCAATGGGAAAACCGCCCATGTATAAAACGGTGGATGAAATTGAAAAAAAAATCGAAAAATATTTTGAGGATTGTAAAGGATATCCTTTGACTGATAGCAAAGGCAAACAAATGTTTAATAAATTCGGGTCTCCCGTTTTTGTAGACGTTCACCCTCCGACCGTTACAGGACTTGCTCTGGCCCTTGGATTTACAAGCAGACAGGCTCTTTTAAACTATCAAGCAAAACCAGAGTTTGTTGACACGATTACGCGCGCGAAAGCCAGAGTGGAACAGTACGCAGAGGAAAGACTATTTGATCGTGACGGTTCAAATGGCGCTCAGTTTAGTCTTAGAAACAACTTCAAGGGTTGGGACGCTGACAAGAAAAATGATGATTTCGGAGACGGAAAGATTACGATTGTGAACAATATTCCAAGACCGGAGAAACAGGATGGAAAGTAACGCTATCAAACTGAATGAGATTGTGGCACCAGCATTTTACAATGTGTTTTGGGATATTTTAGATGGTAAACACACTTACTATGATCTGTACGGCGGGCGTGGATCCACGAAGTCGTCTTTTGTGGGTGTAATGATTCCTTTCCTGATGATGCAGGACGCAGAGAATGATGTGTTCTCGAATGCTGTTATTTTCCGTAAAGTTGGAAACACACTTCGAGAATCCGTTTATGAACAGATAGCATGGGGAATTGACGCGCTCGGAGTCAATGAACTATGGGACACCAGTGTAAGCCCTATGCAGTACACTTATAAGCCTACTGGACAGAAAATCATATTCAGAGGACTGGACAAGGCAAAAAAGACTAAATCTATTAAAGCAAGCAAGGGATATTTCAAGTATCTCTGGTTCGAGGAGCTTGACGAATTTTCGGGAATTGAAGAAATTCGTACAGTGCAGCAGTCAGTCCTTCGAGGCGGCAGTAAGTTTGTTGTATTTAAGACATTCAATCCGCCAATTAGCCGGAGCAACTGGGCGAATGTGTATGTAGAAGAGCCACGAGACGACAGCTACAGACATAAGAGTGATTACAGATCAGTTCCTGTTGAATGGCTTGGTCAACAATTCCTTGATGATGCGGAGCATCTTAAAAAGACAAATCCAAGAGCCTATCAGCATGAATATCTTGGATTGCCTGTCGGACTCGGTACAAATATCTTTGAGTTGTTGGAAATCCGAACGATTCCAGACGAAGAAATTCAAAAATATCAAAGTGTCTATCAGGGGCAAGACTGGGGATGGTACCCGGATCCCAAAGCGTTTATTCGTGTGGCTTATGTGCCTAATCAGGACAAAGTTATCCTGCTGGATGAGCTTGGCGGATGTAAAATTCGAAATACAGCAATGGCTAACCAGATAAAGAAAAAAGGATATGATGATTATTCAATATCTTGCGGAGTTGATGAAGAAGAAAGTATTATTGACTTCCGAGATGCAGGGCTTCCAGCACGTAGGGCTATTGTCACACCGGGAAGCCGCAAATATACTTTTGAGTGGTTACAGTGCCGAACATTAGTCATTGATCCGGCACGAACGCCTAGAGCATACAAGGAAATTATTAATTATGAACATGAAGTAGATAGCAATGGAGAAGTTATCGCAGATTATCCAGATGGTAACGATCACTGGATAGATTCTCTTAGGTATGCGACAAGTCCATTGTCGATGAGAAGGGGGAACAGTGCATAATGTGTAAATTTTGCGATGAATTAGCTTCTTGGAAAGAATGCCATGATAATCCAGAATACAAGAAGAATAAATATATATACGGCTGTATGTTGTACATATACATGAAAGACCGAAAAGGGAGCATTACTTCCAGACCGTTTGACCTTAATTATTGTCCGATGTGTGGAAAAAAGATAGCGACAGGTGACTAAAATGTTAGATAGGTACTTTTCAGATAAAATAAATAAATTCTTAAGCATCGGTTTAAAAATATATGGATCATCTGACATTAACGAAATCTTAAAAGTTGTAGAATATGAAGACATTATTGTGCGAGATACTTCTGTAAGATGGATGGATTTTAAAAGGTAGATTAAATGGGACTTATAACAACACTAAAAAGGTGGTTTAACATGATATTCAAAAAACAAGCCGAAGAGGATTTTAATATCCAAGCAGCAGAATTCCCGGAAATGGAATCGTTAATTAATAAATGTGCGAACATATATCGAGGCGTTCCATACTGGCTAGATGATAAGAATAATATTAAGACGATTAATTTCGCTAAATCTGTCTGCTCAGAAACAGCTCGGCTCGCAACACTGGCAATCGGCATTCAGATTGATGGTTCCGCAAGAGCTACATGGCTACAGGAGCAGATTGATAAAGTGTATTTCCAAATACGTCACTGGGTAGAATATGGCTGTGCTTATGGAACAGTTTTTATTAAACCAAACGGTGAGAACCTTGACGTATTTACTCCGGCAGATGTGATGATTGTAGATTATGACAATCAGGAAATAAATGGGATTATATTCAAGGACTATTATACCGTTGGACGGAAATACTACACACGGCTTGAATATCATCGTTTTGTCGAGACTACAATAGATGGCGTGACAACCTATCCGTATTATGTTTCCAACAGAGCCTATGTATCAAAATCCCCGCAGTCAATCGGCGATAAGATTGACCTTAAACAGACCAAGTGGGCTGACCTCATAGCAGACACGCCGCCGATTCTTAAGGCGAACGGAGAGAAGTTGAATGGACCTCTGTACGGAGTGCTGCGGACTCCACAGGCGAACAATGTGGATATCAGTACGCCACTTGGCTTACCGATATTTGCAGAAGCAATTGAAGAGTTGAAAGACCTGGACATTGCATACAGCCGTAATGCAAAAGAAATCCTTGATTCTAAGAGAACCGTTCTGGCTGATGATAGAATACTCATGCCGAGTGGATCACCAGTAGCAGCTATGACACCGCAGGCCATGGAACACAGATGCAAAGAAATGAGCTTGCCGGATTATGTGAAAAATGTATTCGGACAGGATGAAAAAGAGTTTTATCAAGAAATCAATCCGATTTTAAACACTGATACCCGCATAAGCGGGATAAATGCCCTTTTAAGCCAGTTAGGGTACAAGATTGGGTTCTCTAACGGATACTTTGTTTTTAACGAATCTAGCGGAATTCAGACGGCTACTGGAGTAGAAGCAGAACAGCAGAGGACAGTCCAGTTTATCAAAGACGTGAGGGACAAACTGGAATCCTGTCTGGACGAAGTAATTTACGCGCTGAACGTTTACGCTGACCTGTACGGACTTGCACCTGTCGGAGCTTATGAAGTCAATTATGATTTCGGAGACATCCTCTATGTTAGAGAAAACGACCGTGCAAGGTGGTGGCAGTATGTAACTACTGGCAAGGTTCCGGCATGGTTGTATTTTGTAAAGTTTGAAGGAATGACTGAGGAAGAAGCGAAAGCAATGGTCAAAGAAGCCGAGCCAAAGGAACCAACACTATTCGGAGAGGAGTAAAAAGATGGCAGACAAGCCGGTAACAAGGGAAAAAAATACCTCGCATATCTGACAGGCGAAATTCCAAAGCCAATTACAAGAGAGTTTTAGTGAATTAAGTAAAAAAAGCGGAGAGGATTAAAACTCCTCTCCGCTTTGCAATAACATTATTAACAGCCAGAATCTTCTCGCTTGGATACAGCAAATGTCCTTACTGTATTTACGCCAGGGACATTGCCATCATCAATGCACTTAGCCATGTGAAGCATAGATATAATTTGTGATGAAGACGGATGTTCTTTACCACAGTTTGGGCAAATTACCTTTTCCGTGTTAATTTGCTCGTTTACGTAATAGTTGCAATTACAAGTGCAATAAATTTTCAGTTTTAAAAACATTTTGCGACACCTCCTTAATAGGTTGATTGTAGCATATTTTTAAAACATGTACCACAACATTTATCGAAAGAGGTGATATATTATACTTAGTCCTGAATATTTACGACAAATTACAGAGGGCAGTGAACAAATTGCTGAAGAATTGCACCAGTATATCATCTCTGAGATCGTATCACGGATGATGGCAAGAATCGGCAGGGGCGAGGACTATATTCTGACCAATGCTGATGCGTGGAGAATCAGAACGTTACAGGAATCCGGTGAACTGTTAGAAGACATTCTGGCAGAACTATCCAGATACACCAAACGTGAGCAACAAGAGCTTCTTGAAGCGTTTGAAGATGCCGGAATCACTGCAATGGAGTATGATGATAAGGTATATAAGGCGGCAGGATTAAGTCCTGTGCCGCTTGAACAGTCACCAACAATGATAAGACTCATGGAACGAAATATGCTTGCGACCATGGGTGAGTGGAAGAACTTCACACGGACAACCGCAAGTGCCGCTCAGAGGCTATATATCGAACAATGCGACCTTGCATATAACCATGTGATGACTGGTGCAGTTGGGTATACGCAAGCCATTAAAGAGGCAGTTAACAACGTTGTGAGTGATGGTGTTACCGTCACATATCCATCTGGTAGAAAAGACACGATTGAAACAGCGGTTGCACGTTCTGTCAGAACTGGTGTGGCACAGGCTACGGGGGATATATCCCTGAAGCGCATGGAAGAAATGGACTGGGATTTAGTTCTGGTTAGTGCTCACATTGGAGCCAGAACGGGTGACGGCGGTCAGAATCCGGGAAACCACTCATGGTGGCAAGGAAAGATATACTCTCGTTCTGGCAAGAGTAAGAAATTTCCGCCATTCTCATTGACCGGATACGGGACAGCAAGCGGACTGTCAGGGGTCAACTGTCGGCATAGCTTCGGAGCCAGTGATGGAGAATTTAATCCCTATGCGGAATTATCAGCACAGGACAAAGCCGACAAAGGCAAACAGTACGAAAAAGAACAGCGGCAACGTACTTATGAGCGAAGAATCCGCAAAACGAAGAGAGAGGTTCTTGGGCTGCAGGCAGGAGTCGACAATGCACCGAATGAAAAGGCAAAATTCGCATTACAGCAAGACCTTGACCGGAAGTCTTATCTTTTACAGAAACAAAATGCTGCATATAAAGATTATTGCAAACGGAATGGCCTGAGGGAACTACAAGACCGACTTATGATCGCTAAGTGGAACCGCCAGAACGCCGCTAAAGCCAGAGGAGCGGCAAGACGATATAAGACAGCAAAGGGGATTGACTGATGGATAGATGGGAATATTTCAATCCGAATCCTGTTAAGGATAAGAGAACAGGAGATTGCGTTGTCCGGGCAATATGCAAAGCAACCGGGTTCGACTGGGAAACGGTATTCACCGGATTAATGATACAGGCGTGCACTCTGTCAGATATGCCAAGTGCAAATTATGTCTGGGGAGCGTACCTCTATAAGCGTGGATACAGACGCAAACTGATTGAACAATCAGAACGATATATCTATACAGTCAACGACTTTTGTGCAGATCATCCGACCGGCACGTACATTCTCTGCATAGATGGCCATGTTGTGACGGCACAAGACGGCAAATATTTCGATACATGGGATAGCGGTAATGAAATCCCGGTATATTACTGGGAAAAGGAGAATAAATGAGCATATCAGAATTTATACAGATTTTCCTCTCTATCTGCGGAGGAGTGTCCATTGTCGGAGGGGCGGCAGCCGTAATCTTTAAGTGGATTACACCAGCATTCCGACTTAATAAGCGAGTAGAAACACTGGAAGAACACGACAAGCGTGACTTTGAGAGTCTTCAGAGGATTGCAGAGCGAGATTCATTAATTCTGGAAGTGTTATCAACCATGCTGGACAGCCAGATTAGTGGGAATAATGTAGAAGAATTAAAAAAAACAAAACAGAAGCTTACAAATTATCTTGCACAGAATCAGCGTTAATTGCATTAATAAGGGGTATGCTCATGAAATTATATGTGTTCACTAAGAAAGATGACAGCATGGGGAGATACAGCTCAAGTGACGGCAGAATGATGCCAGATTACGACCGAGGCAATTCTTATGCCAGACGTGGTGAACATTATGTCAGAGGGCATTACAGCCGCTCTGATGGGCGAGACTCTTACGATGACTATATGACACAGAAGCAGAGCTATCGCTCCGGGAAGTCTGAAGACTGCAAAAGAAAAATGCTTGCTGCACTGGAAGAACACATGGATGAGCTTACCGCGGAATTGAGCGATATATCCAAAGACGCAGAGTGCCGGGAAGAACGTGATCTTGTTAAAAGATACGTTGAAAAACTGAGAAGTATGCTTTGACTCTTGTAAATGTGGGGACAACTTTTTTTTCAGAATGTGATACTATAATCTTGCAAGGCATGGTGAACCTTGTAGGGCTTGCTGATTAGAAGTTTTTGCTTTCTTTTTCGTTTCATGTCCTCCTTTCTTTTGTGAATATGTCCTTAATAGAAACAGATTCGAGCGGAATCTGGAGGTTGAAAAGCGGATGCAATTTCCGACATATTCATTAGTCAGTTTGACTGGTTGGTAACACCTCCTTATAAATGAATCAACATTTCCGTGAAAATCGGATAGTGGCAGGCATAACACGATAAATACCTTGCTAACCCGGGAATCCGGGTTATGGGAAAGCGGCAACGATTGGCGGTGTTGCGGCGGTCTGTAAAACCGTTCCCTCGTGGTAAACATTATAGGTTCAATTCCTATCTTTCCCATTACCTTGCCAGTGGTCTAACTGGCTTAATCCATTTACCTGCGGCGGCAGGTCAATAAACACGACCAGGAGGATATATATGCAGAAACTTATTGACACACTTAAATCATTTGGAATTGAAATCCCGGAGGACAAACAGGCAGATGTGAAGAAAGCACTCTCTGAGCATTACAAAAATGCGAAAGAAGTAGCAAAAACTCTGTTGAAAGTCGAGGGTGAACGAGATGACTGGAAAGTACGTGCTGAGACAGCGGAAGAAACCCTGAAAGGTTTTGACGGTATCGACCCGGCAAATATCCAGACTGAGCTTGCTGGATGGAAGAAAAAAGCCGAGGATGCAGAAAAAGAATTCAACGCAAAGATCTATGACCGTGATTTCTCAGATGCACTCAAAGCAGCACTTGATGATGTTAAATTTTCCAGTGAGGCTGCAAAAAGGTCAGTCATGGCAGACATCAAAGAAGCTGGATTAAAGCTGAAATATGGTAAGATACTTGGACTGAATGATCTGATTGAGCAGATGAAACAGACTGACGCATCCGCTTTTGTGGATGAATCTCAGCAACAGGCTCAGCAGAATCAGGCAAGGTTTACTACTCATGTTGGACAGCAACAGACACCGGGAAGCATGACAAAGAAAGATATCGAAGCAATTAAAGACCCGTCTGAGAGACAGGCTGCAATTGCTCAGAATATCCAGTTATTCCAGTGATTTTTTTACACCGACTATACACCAGAGTATAGCCGCTAACCCAATACCTTAACAATTATGGGTAGAAAGGACTTTTTTTATGGCAGCAAAATCCAATCTTATTATGACAAATGATATCCAGGTCACAGCACGTGAGATTGACTTTGTTACCAGATTCGAAAGAAACTGGGAACACTTACGTGAAATCCTTGGTATCATGCGTCCAATCAAAAAGACACCCGGAGCGGTTCTTAAATCAAAATATGCAGAGGGTACATTACAGAACGGAAATGTTGGTGAAGGTGAGGAAATCCCTTATAGCAAATTCGTTGTAAAAGAAAAACCCTATGCAGAAATGACTATCGAGAAATACGCAAAGGCTGTATCTATCGAAGCAATCAAAGATCACGGTTACGAGAACGCTGTTCAGATGACCGATGATGAATTCCTCTTCCAGCTTCAGACCAATGTTACTGAAAGATTTTACAACTATCTGAAAACCGGTACTCTCACATTCACAGAGATCACATTCCAGATGGCTCTGGCAATGGCTAAGGGTCGTGTAGAAAACAAATTCAAGCAGATGCACAGAAATGTGACTGGTGTTGTTGGATTTGTAAATATCCTGGATGTGTATGAGTATATCGGTGCAGCTGATATCACTATTCAGAACCAGTTCGGCTTCCAGTACATGAAAGACTTCCTGGGATTCAACACAATCTTCCTATTATCCGACAGCGAGATCCCGAGAGGAACAGTTATTGCTACACCTGTGGAGAACATCGTTCTTTACTACGTGGATCCGAACGAATCTGATTTCGCAAGAGCAGGACTTGTATACACTGTATCCGGTGAGACGAATCTGATCGGATTCCATACACAGGGCAATTACCATACAGCAGTATCTGAAGCGTTTGCGATCATGGGTCTTACACTTTTTGCAGAGTACATTGATGCTATTGCTGTTGGAACTATCAACGCAACTCAGACACTCGGAACTCTCACTGTAAACTCCGCAGCGGGAAGTAAGAGTGGAGACACAAAAGTGACTATTACTCCGAAAAAAGCAAGCGCAGGAAATGTGTACAAGTACAAAGTTGCATCATCTGAGACTACTGTAGATTATGGCCAGAATGTGAAGAACTGGACTGCGTGGGATGGAGAAGCTGACATTACCGCAGCAACAGGGCAGGTAATCACAGTGGTTGAATGCGACAGCACATATAAGGCACTGAGCGCCGGACACGCGACTGTAACAGCAAAATGATGATCAAGTAGGAGGTAACTGGCATGGCTTATGCAGATTATGAATTTTACACAACTTCATATTTCGGTTCAGTTGTGCCAGAAACCGAATTTCCACGATTAGCAGAAAGAGCCAGTGGTTTTGTGGACACAATGACATTTGACAGGTTGGTGGACGGACTGCCAAAAAATGAACGTTCACAGAAGCGTATTAAAAAGGCGGTCTGTTCACTGGCTGAAAAAATGTATCAGATTGAGCTTGCTGAGAAGAATGCTACCGATGCCGCTGTGAGTGGTGCGTCAACCGCAATCGGGTCCGGTGGTAGCACGACAGGCGTTGTAACATCTCTATCATCCGGCAGTGAATCTATCTCTTATGCAACGCCACAGCAGATCGGGGCGAGTGCAAAAGAGTGGAGTGCGGTGTATGCCGTCGCCGGAGATGTACAGAAAACGAATGACTTACTCTCAAAGACAGCTTTACCACTTCTGATGGGGGTAAGGACGGATGATGGAATACCCGTATTGTATGCAGGAGTGTAATTAATATGAATAAAGTAATGTGCTTTTTAACTGGCGGGCATAAATTCAAAAGTCCTGCCGAATCAAAATGTAATGACAAAGAAAAGACTTGCACCATTACGGAAACTTGCTGTAAATGCGGAAAACAGTTTTCATTTACAGGTACATACAAACAGTTTGGTATTCCAGATGTGAGGTGAAAATTATGGATATTTCAACATTAGGCTCATGTATAGCAATCGTTATGATTTGCTACATTGTAGGAATGGGCTGTAAAGCATCAAAAAGAATCTCTGATGAATGGATTCCAGTAATCATGGCGGTTATTGGTGGGATTCTTGGAGCTGTCGGAATGGGAGTTATCCCGGATTTCCCGGCATCGGATTATATCACAGCAGTTGCAGTCGGTATGTTTAACGGATTGTCGGCAACTGGTGTGAATCAGGTTATTAAGCAGACAGTGCGGAAAGAATAATTAAGGAGAGGATATCATGTATTCGTCTAAAATTACACTTTTCAACTATTACGAAAGTGCCACAACAGGAGATGCGTACTGGTATCCTCATGTTTTATCCGGCGTCGACCTCATTACAGACAAAGGAGCAATCCTTAAAAAGTACGGGCCAGACATAACTGACAACGCACAGTTACACGTTCGATACACCGTCCAGAACGGCGAGATAACGATTACTGATAAAGACGGCAAGATTCTTCCATGGGTGCCCCCTAAAGAGTGGAAAAGACAGATTAACAACGCTCTGGAAGATACTATCACATTCTCGGACGAATCATTCTTTTGGGAGGGTGAGTGGACTGGTGGAACGATAACTGATGGTGATTATCGGAATGGATTCTACCAGTATATGAACGAGAACAAGGATAACGTGTTTAAGATTACCAGTGTTGGTGGTCCATATACACTAATTCCACATTTTGAGATTCTGGGTAAGTAATATGAGTAAGATTCATCATTTCAAAGGATTCTCCGTAGTTGACGGAGATATGAAAATCAAGCTGAATATGGACAGATTTTCCAGGCAGTACCAGGGAGCTCAGTATCTCCTTGATGGGATGGTTATGGACAGCATGGTGCCATTTATGCCGATGATTACAGGTGACTTTATCAACCGAACAAGAGTTGAAAGTACATCCTTGCAAGGAACTGGGAAAGTATGTGCGGCGGCGGCTCCTTATGGACGTTTCCTGTACGAGGGAAAAGGAATGGTTGACGAAGCAACTGGAAGTCCCTACGCAAGACGTGGGGCAAAGAAAGTTCTTGTTAGTCAGTTCTCTGGTCGGACGGCCGCAAAGGAAAATCTTGAATACACCAAACAAGCTCACCCACAGGCACAGGCAAAGTGGTTTGATGCCGCTAAACGGCAATACGGTAGCACATGGATTCGCAAAGTAAAAGCACAGGCAGGAGGTGGCAGACATGGCGGATAAACCTATCGGAAAAGATGCAACCGGATACGAGATTCTGACAGATGCCATGAAAGCACTTCTGAACCAGTATCCGGGACTATATGAAAATGAAACAATCAAGTTTGAGGAACTTGGCAAGGAGTCCGGAATTGCGTTCTCGGCAGACAACGGGGCGCTGATCTATTCAGAAAAAGAAGATGTTTGCGGAACGATGCATCAGGTATGTCAGTACCCATTTTACGTGGTATATCGTACAGCATCTGACAAAGAAAGGCAGAAACTATCTGTTCAGAAGTTCCTTGACAATCTCGGTAAATGGATATGCCGGGAACCAGTTATTATAAATGGCTCTGAGACGCGTTTAAATGTGTTTCCAGAGCTTTCACAGGGGCGAGTGATAAAACGTATCACACGTGACAACTCCTATGGTTTAGAACCGCAGGAGAACGGCGTACAGGACTGGTTGCTTCCAATCACAGTAAAATACGAATATGACTGGGAAAAATGGTGATTACACCACTTAAATATAACAACTAACCGGCTATCAATTGGAGATAGTCGCTAACCTACACAGCCTTTAAGAGTTATAGGCAGAAAGGACATTTCTATGGCAGTTACAGGCAAAATTGACCGTAAATACATGGCTCATTATATTGACGCAGGTTCCCTCTGTGGAGGACTGACGCCGAAATATGAGCGTCTTGGAAAGGACCTGGAAGAGTATAACGTAGAACTCAATCCAGATACTGAAACATCTAAAAACATTCTTGGAGAATCCACATTTAAACACAACGGCTATGAAGTTTCTTCTGACGCTGATCCGTTCTATGCAGACACTACTTCTGATCTGTTTACAGCATTGCAGAAGATTGTAGATGGACGTCTCAAAGACGACAACCTCAAAACAAAAGCAGTTGAGGTTCACCTTTGGACAGAAGCCACAGCAGGCAAATATGAAGCATACCAGCAGGATTGCTACGTTGTGCCGACCTCCTACGGCGGTGATACATCCGGATATCAGATTCCATTTACCGTCAACTATACCGGTGAACGTGTAAAGGGAAAATTTGATATCAGTTCCGGTACATTCACAGCTGACAGCGAATAAGCACATATACAAGGAGGACATGCTGAATGGCAAAAGTAATTAATACCAAAATTGATGATGGAATTCTCATTTTTACATTTACCAACAACAAAGACGAAGTTTTTTCTTCTTTCAAGCTGAACCCGACGGACATTAACGTGGCAGCACGTGCAGAGGAACTGGCAGAATACTTTGAACAGCTCAAAGATTCTATCCAGAAAGTCGCTTCTGGCAAAGAAATGGCTGAACTGAACAAACAGATCGAGGATAAAATCAACTATCTGCTCGGATATGAAGCATCAAAGGATCTGTTCAAGGAACCGATCACAGCAACTACCGTGTTTGGAAATGGTCAGGTGTTTGCTTATATCGTACTTGATAAGATCGCAGAAGCAATCGCGCCGGAAATCGAAAAGAGGAAAAAGAAAATGCAAGCAGCAGTCAATAAGTATACGGAGAAGTATACAAAATGACCGCCTATGAGCTTCCCACCTCACTCAACATCAGTGAGGTGGATTTTTCTATCAGAACGGATTTTCGAGCAATCATTGATATTCTCATTGCGCAGAATGATCCAGAGTTAGACGAACAGGCAAAAGCAGTTGTTATGTTGCAGATTCTGTTCGAGGATTGGCAAAGCATACCCTCAGAACATCTTGTAGAAGCTTGTCGGAAAGCTTGCGAGTTTATTGACTGTGGTCAAGTTGACGATAGTCCGAATAAACCCAAACCTCGCTTGATGGACTGGAAACAAGACGGAGATATGATCGTTCCGGCTGTAAACAAGGTTGCTGGTAAAGAAATCAGAGCCGTTCCATACATGCACTGGTGGACGTTCTTTGGATACTTTATGGAATCCGGTGAATGCCTTTTTAATACAGTGGTTGGAATTCGTTCAAAAAAGGCAAAGGGCGAAAAACTCGATAAATGGGAAAAGAAATTCTATCAAGAAAACAAGAACATTATTGATATAAAAACACGTCTCAGCGAAGAAGAGCAAGCTTACAAAGATAAGCTAAATGAGATGTTGAACCTCAAATAGTTAGGAGGTGAATGTATGGCTGCTGATGGCTCAGTCATTATTGATACCAGAATGGATACAACCGGTGTCCAAAATGGCGTATCAGCTATAAAACAGTCATTTAACGGCCTTGGAAGTGCTGTAAAAAAAATCGGTCTGCTGATTGGTGGGGCTTTTGCAGTTGGAAAGTTAGTGCAGTTCGGAAAAGAGTGCGTGGAACTAGGCTCTGATCTGGCGGAAGTACAGAACGTGGTCGATGTTACATTTACCACCATGTCGGATAAAGTCAATGAATTTGCAAAGAATGCAATGGTCTCAGCCGGACTGTCAGAGACAATGGCAAAAAGGTATGTTGGTACGTTCGGAGCAATGTCTAAGTCATTCGGATTCTCAGAATCACAGGCTTACGACATGTCAACGGCTCTGACACAGCTGACTGGTGACGTAGCATCATTTTACAACATCAGTCAGGACTTAGCCTATATCAAACTGAAATCCGTATTTACTGGTGAAACGGAAACGCTCAAGGACCTCGGCGTGGTAATGACCCAGACGGCACTTGATCAGTACGCACTGGCAAATGGCTACGGCAAAACTACATCTGCTATGACCGAGCAGGAGAAAGTAGCTCTCCGTCTGGCTTTTGTGCAGAAACAATTATCGGCTGCATCTGGTGATTTCATCCGAACATCTGACTCATGGGCGAATCAGGTGAGAGTTATGCAGTTACAGCTACAGTCCCTCAAGGCAACAGTCGGACAAGGTTTGATTAATATTTTTACACCTGTTCTGAAAGTAATCAATATTCTTCTCGGCAAACTGGCGACTCTGGCAAACGCATTTAAGTCATTCACGGAGCTTATTACTGGCAAGAAATCATCAGGTCAGACAGGTGGAAGCGGCGCAGGGCTTGCCGGAACAGATACAGTTGCAGATACGGCAGATCAGTATGGACAGGCAGCCGATAATGCAGAGAAACTGGCAGATGCCACAAACGATAATGCTAAGGCAACGAAAAAGGCAAATAAAGAAACAAAAAATTATCTTTCTTCATTGGACGAAATACACAAAGCTACCTCTACAGATAGTAGCTCTTCCATACCATCTTCATCTGGCGGGAGTGGTGGAGCGTCTGGAGGATTATCTGGTGCAGTAAGCAATGTGGATTACGGAAAACTTGCAGAAGGCGAAACGACTATTAAAAAAATGTCCAAGCCGCTTGATTCCATAATAAAGAAGTTTAAAAAATTAGCCAAATTGCTATCAAAAGGATTCTGGGATGGACTAGGCGATTACAAACCGATTTTTGATGATATTAAGGAAAATATTAACTCTATCGGGAAATCCTTGCAGAATATATTTACTGATCCAGAAGTAATTGGAGCGGCAAGTGATTTTTTAGATACATTTGCCTATTCCATTGGAAGAGTATCTGGATCTTTTTCGAGGATTGGAATAACAATTGCTCAAAATCTTATTGGAGGAATAGAAAAATTTCTAAAGCAAAACACCAGTAGAATAAAAACATATTTAATTGATATGTTTGATATTGGATCTGAGGTTGCTCAAATTGAAGGAAATTTTTCATCCGCTCTAGCAGAGGTATTTTCTGCATTTGGTGGAGAAATTGCGCAGCAGATAACAGCCAATATCATAGGGATATTCTCAAATATCTCAATGACTGCTATGGGATTATGTGCAAGACTTGGAAGAGATATGCTGAATATGATCGCACAGCCGTTCATTGATAATAAGGATATATTAAAAAGCGCAGTCGAAGGAACACTTGGGGTTATCGAAACAATAACCGATGGATTATCGACAGTTATTCAAAATCTTTCCGATTTAGTGACCGCATTATACGATGAGCATTTAAAACCTTTTTTTGATTCAATAGCTAATGGACTTTCAACCATTTTTGGAACTTTAATAGATGGATATAACACATATATTCTTCCAGTTATGCAAGGTTTAGCTTCTAAGATAAAAGAGCTTATGGATGGGGAATTGGGAGAAATGTTTGTAAAAGTCCAAACTTTTCTCGGCAAATTAATAGATATCTTAAAAGAGCTTTGGGAAAATATTTTAGTTCCAATAATTAGCTGGATTGTATCAAATGCAATTCCAGTAATAGCAGACGTTGCAAATGTAATTGGCGACACTGTTATAGAGGCAATAAAATCCGTTATTAAAATTATTGGAGATGTATTAGATGTCCTGAGCGGAGTTATTGATTTTCTGAAAGGAGTTTTTACAGGCGATTGGGAACTAGCATGGAACGGAATCAAAGAAACTGCAAGAGGTACATGGAACCTTATAAAAGATATTATATCTGGAGCCTGGGAAGCTATTAATGGAATAGTAAAAACCGCATTAACAATAATAAAAAGTATCATTTCTCTTTCTTGGAACGCAATAAAAACAGTTACTGTTACAGTATGGAATGTTATAAAAACATGGCTGTCTAATACATGGGAAGCAATAAAAACTACAGTTTCGACAGTATTTGACGGAATAAAGTCTAAAATTACAAGAATTTGGGATTCCGTGTCAGAAAAAACGTCATCTATATGGGGAAAAATAAAAACGTTTGTTGACGGAAAAGTAAGTGCTATTCATGATGCAATCGTGGATAAATTTACAAGTGCCAGAGATACGGTCAGAAGGGCGTTTGAGGGTATACGTGATACCATCAAAGATATATTAAACAAGGTGATCGGAATTGCAAACAGCGCTATTGGAACTGTAAACAGTGCAATTGGCGGCATTGAATCAGCATTTACATTTGGACCGTGGAAGGTTCCAACTCCTTTTGGTTCGAGGACAATTGGATTTACAGCTAATTTCCCAAGAATTCCTACAATTCCATATCTTGCAAAAGGTGCCGTTATCCCGCCAAGATCAGAGTTCCTTGCAGTGCTTGGAGATCAGAAGAATGGTCGCAACCTGGAAGCACCAGAAGAATTGTTAAGGCAGATTGTAAGGGAAGAAACTGGAGGACAGCAGTCTGGCGGAAGCTATAGATTTACCGCACAGCTCAACAGACGAACCATATTTGATGAGATGATTGACGAAGCAAAGTTAAGACGTGATGCAAGCGGTACAAATCCGTTTGAATTGGCATAGGGGGTGAGAATGTGGCATTTTCAATAAGTAAATCAATAACTGATAGATATAAAATAAATGGGCTTCTCATCCCTCAACCAGATGAGGATATGCAGTGTAACTTTGAGACCACCTATTCGGAGGGAAGTAATCGAACTCAAAAAGGAGTTGCGCTAATAACTCCGCTTTTTACAGTTATGCAATATAGCTATAAAGCCACCAATGTGCCGGTTGATGAGAAATCAACTAATCTGGTAAATGCAATTATTAAAGGAAAGCCGTTCATTTTACATCACTGGTTAGCACACAAAAATGAATGGCGTTCAGAAAAGTTTTACGTGGGAAAAATGAATTACAACATAAAACAAGTTGGGGAATACTATTCCGAAATATCATTTAATATGCAGGGGGTGAATCCACTTGATTAATGTATCAAATACTTTTAAAGAAAAATTGCAGGATGGCGAGCAAGTAATTGAAATCGTGGAGATCACCTTTGCTGACGGAACAACAAAGACACTTGAAAACGAGATTATGATCGGCAACAATGACTTTTCCGATTGTGCGGAGAGTAGTAGCTTCCCGGTCGGCGCTACAGTCTGCAAAACGATGAGACTTGAACTCGATAACACAGAGGATCAGTGGAAAGATTATAATTTCTATCAAGCTAAAGTGCATGCATATTTGAAGCTTCAGACTTCTGTTGCAGAATCAGCTAGTGAATCAATCTGGATGGATGATTTTTATGAGCCAATTCTCGATACTGATGGAAACAGCATAGTCCTTTCCAGAGCCGCCTCAGAAGACCGATACGAGACGATTGACAAGGGCGTCTATACAATTACCACGCCAGAGCAATACGGTGAAATATTGAGCTTTACGGCGATGGATGACATGTATAAAACCAATGCTAAATATTATAGTGCTCTGACGCTTCCACAGCCGATTATGGCGCTGGTAAGAGACGCTTGCGAGAGTTTGAATATCCCTATGGGGTTTTCCTCTATGGCACATGGAAATGTAATTGTCACAGCGCTCCCAGATAATATGACATTCCGCCAATTGATCGGTTGGGCGGCAATGTTGGAGACAGCAAACGCCAGGATTGACAATAGAGGGTATTTGCAATTTATTAAGTGGAATTTTGGAGCTGTCGAAAACGGCTCCTTGGTTCCACTTAAATTAGAGGATTACGTGAATAGCCCAACTCTTTCCAGTGATGATATTGTAATTACTGGTATCAGAGTAAAAAACAAAGAATCGGAATCCCTGTTTGGAACTGCTGGATATGTGTTGGAGTTAGAAAACAATCTTCTGTCTGACAGTGACCTCGGAACTGTGGCGGCATGGATTGGAGGTAATTTGGTCGGAGCTAAATTCCGAAATCTGCAAGGGGATTTGCTTTATAATCCTCTGTTAGAATTTGGTGATATGGCACGCAGTTTTGATCGAAACGGCAATGGATATCTTACACCAATCACTGATGTATCATCTCCGTTAAATGGCATTACCACTGTAAAAACGCAGGCAGATGATCCAATCCGAAATAGCAGCACATATATGTCGGAAGCTACAAAAGCACTAGTAGAAGCTAGACAACTTGTTAAGGATGAACGCACAGAGCGCGAAAAAGCCGTTGAAAGGCTAGCAAATACGCTTAAGGAGTCTGGCGGGCTTTATATGACAGAAGATCCACAGGACGACGGTAGTGTAATCTATTATATGCACAATAAGCCGACTCTGGAAGAATCAGATATTGTATGGAAACTCACGGCGGAAGCCATTGGAATTTCTACAGATGGTGGAAAAACCTATCCTTATGGATTTACTGTTACAGGAGAAATGATTACAAGACTGCTATACGCCGAGGGAATCAATGCAAGCTACATCAATGCCGGCGCGCTGATCGTGCGTGACACAAACGGAAAAATTATCTTTTCAGCCGATATTGATAATAACCAGATTGTAATTGACGGCGCATCTGTGCGAATCGGTGCATCACATTTGGACGGACTGTTAAACAGTATGCAAGGTCAGATTGACGGAAATATCAATACCTGGACCGGGACTCCTGCGCCTACACTTAGCAATTACCCGGCAAACGAGTGGCTAACTGATACAGAAATGAGTAAGCATGTAGGTGATCTGTATTATGATGGAGACAGCCATGCTTACAGATTCCGCAATGATGGAAAAGGGTATTACTGGGAAAGATTAAAAGACACGGACGTAACAAAAGCATTACAGGATTCTGAAGATGCATTGACAGCGGCTAAACAGGCGCAGGAAGCGGCGGCCCTTGCCAAGAACATGACCTTGCAGTTGAGTAACGAATACCAAGGTATTTCTGTTGATTCTGATGGAAATTACGGAACGTTTCCGAGCAACGTGAGTACACAGGCAGTCGTGATGTACGGAACACAGGATATTACATCTGATTGTAAATTTACAATTATTAAATCGGATAGCGTAACAGGATCCTGGAATAATGCGACCAAGGCATACACGGTAATAGCATTATCCGCTGATGACGGATGGGTAGATATTAAAGCAACATATATCAGTGTTCTATCAGTAGTTAAGAGATTTTCGCTGGCTAAAATTTATGCTGGGAAAAATGGTACAAATGGTGTTGACGGTCTCCAGGGGCCAAAAGGAGACCAAGGCATACCGGGACCACAAGGTGAACAAGGTATTCAAGGCCCACAAGGACCGAGAGGAGAACACGGTTCTGATGGCAAGGATGGAGCAGACGGAAAAGATGGAAAAACAAGTTATACACACATTGCCTATGCGAATTCTGCGGATGGAAAAACAGATTTCTCTGTGTCGGACAGTAATCGTGAGTATATCGGTATGTATGCGGATTTTACCGAGCAAGATAGTACTAATCCAGATGATTACGCGTGGACACTTGTAAAAGGCGCGAATGGCGCACAAGGTATCCCTGGAAAAGCAGGTGTGGACGGAAAGACGCCATATTTCCACATAGCTTATGCGAATAGTGCTGACGGAAAAACTGGCTTTGATGTAGTTGTCAGTGCCGGAAAGCAGTATATTGGCCAATATACTGATTACGACACGCCGGATGATTCCATCGACCCGACAAAATATAGATGGACAAAGATAAAGGGTGAACAGGGAGAAAAAGGAGAACAGGGTGTACCTGGCAGGACATATTTTATCGAGCTTTCATCTAATATCCTAAAACGAGGTCAGAATGACAAGGTTGTACCAAGTACAATTACGGCAAAAGCTTATTATCGAGATGGTGACAGTGCTGCAAGAACAGCATATTCTGGTAGATGGTATGTGCAGACTTCCACGGATGGCTCTACATTTACAAACGCATTGGTTTCAACTGTAAATGAGCCGAGTAAAAGTTATACTGTTAGCTCACTGAATAGAAGCATTGTGTCTGTTAGATTTATCCTGTATGCAGCAGATGGAACTACAAATCAGCTGGATATGCAATCTGTTCCTGTAGTGATAGATGTGGACGCACTTACCCACGAAGAGATATTTAATCTTCTTACAAATAATGGTTCCATGAAAGGAATTTATAAAGAGGGCAACCAGTTATATATTTCGTTCACTTATGCGAAGGGCGGAACGTTAAAGCTTGGCGGTCCAAATAATGGGCATGGCACCTTTGAGGTGTACGACGCGAATGGAAATATAATAACTCAAATAGATAACTCGGTTGGGTTTAAAAACTTCAAGGGAAAAGAGTGGTTCCAGATAAATGAGTCTGTAGCTACAGCTGGCTACGGTTCCTCCCTTGTTCATGGGCTTCTCGATTTATCCGCGCAATACTCTGATGGATATTGGACTGTTTTGGAGAGCAAACAAGCTGGTCTTCTTTTAAAAACTGTATCTAGAATGAAAGTGGAGACGACTGGAAGCAGCTCTTTGACTCTCAATGTGCCAAAAATGCCTAAGCTTATAACTGGTAGTAACTTAGGAAAGAATAACAATGGAGATGTTGGAACAATTGCATCATCCTCTATGCGTTATAAAATTCTCGGGAAAACCGTAAAGGAAGATGAACTGGAAGAACTTTATAGAATCAAAGTAATCTGGGCGAAGTACAAAGATGGATATCTTATGGAGCAAGACGAACGGTGTGGAAAAGAAATGCCAATGTTCATTGCAGAGGATATTGACCGCAGGTTCCCGATTGTCGTTGACCATGACGAAAAAGGACGTGCTGAGAACTGGAACTACCGTATTATGATTCCCTGTATGTTCGCCATGTTGAAGAACGAGCATGAGAAAGTCAAAGATTTACAATCTGAGCTTGATTCCGTGAAAACGGAGCTAGAAGAATTGAAACAACTTATCAAACAACATATTTCAACGGAGGTATAAGACTATGGCTAATAATATTTGGAGTAATTACACAGAAAAAACAGCAACACCAGTAGATGCAGATGAAGTAATGGTTCGTGATTCCACAGACGGAAAAAACAAAAGACTTCTTTTTGGCACTTTCTGGAAGTGGGTAGCTAAGAAATTAAACGAGGCTACCATTTCGGAATTGGAAACCGAAAACAAGACAATCATCGGGGCAATAAATGCACTAAATAGTGAAAGTGTAACCGTTTTTGCCAGTACTGAAAATGCACAAGCTAATACCAACTTTTTAATTCCGTTGCCATCCGGTTTCACAAGAAATAATTGTTATATTGGAGGCGCACGTTTTTATGATAAAAATTATAAAAC